AGCTCTCCATCTAAATGTAGCAGACGTGGGTGTTTCGGGTATTCCTTCACCTGTATATGTAGATTCAAATTTTATTGGGGTTTTATCGAATCCTGGACGATGAATATTGGGAAAAAAATCACCAGCAGAGTTTCTCTCTCCAAATGTATCTTCCATTGGTAATACTTTTTGGTCAGTATCATACCTACCACTAATCTTACTTAAATTAGTAGGTTTTTGTCTCAAGTCTGATACTAAATCAACTAAACCCATTATGATACTCCTATACCATCAATCTTTCTAATCATTCTTTCATTTAATGCTACCAAATCACCTATCAACTGATTAGTTTTATCCATATTAATACTTTCAGTTCTTACTATAGTTTCTCCTGCGTGAGCCATAGCTGCCCCACCTGTAATATTAACTCCCGTTCCTGCTGGTAATCCTTGAAAACCCATCATTTTAGCTCCTACGACACCACCAGTTGCCAGTCCACCAACGGTTGCAGCTCCTTTTCCAGCTCCTACAATTCCCGCCATAAGTCTTTTCTTCGAAATCATACCAGCTAAAAATCCAAAGGCTGCACCAATACCCGTTCCTATCATAATAATTCCAAGTCCAAATTTTTTGACTAAACCTACTGCAGATTCTTCTTCTGCAACTAACCTAGATAATTCTGAAACATTTACACCTATTGCATCACCTAATGCTTTTCTTTGCATTACATTCATTGCATTAAATTCTGCTTCACTACCTACTATTCTTCTCACCTCATTCATCAAACCAACTTGGTCACCTGTAAATGCTAACTGACGTGCTCTATCTGTATTAATTTCCCTACCAAGTAAAACTGATGCTTCCATTTGGGCGTTTATAGATGACTCAAAATCAAGTAAGCTTTCTGAAATTTGTGATACAGTGCTTAAATTCAATCCAAGTTTTCTAGCATTAGCAGCTGCTATCGCCATATTATTACTACCTGCCTTAGAAAACTTAGCAAAGAACTCACTATTTTCTGCTATATCTCTTAATACAGGACCTGGTGCTACTCCCTGTTGTCGTATCAATTCTTTTGTAGATTCTAACTGTGCTTTTAAAGATTCTCTACTTGCACCTGATACAGATTCCATTTGTTTAAGTAAGTCTGCTGCTTGTTGAGGTGCCACACCTAATTTCATTGAGAACATAGCAAAATTAAAAGCAGACCCTGCAGTAGCCTTTTCTATTCCACCGAGTGTTCCACTTATAGCTGTAAAAGATTCTTTTATATCTGAACTACTTAATCCAAATAACTTACCCACTGCTGAAGCTGCACCTAGTTGAGCAGTTATCTGCCCGGCTTCAAAAGATGAAACACCCAATTCTTTTCGTGTATCAGCTACAGCATTTGCAAGTAAAGTAGCTACTGCAACACCAGCGGCAACTACACCTACAAACTTACCACCCACAGGAACCATATCCTTAAATTTATTATATGTTCCTGATATTTGTTCAAACTGAGCTTCGAGTGGTTTTAAAGCTTCTTTTGTAACATTCCTAAATGCTAAAGAGGCTTTATTTAATCTTACTTGACCTTTTAAACTCTCTTTATTAGCTTTAGTTCGACTATTCTCAAATTTATCCGTTGCTACTGCTAATGCAGTTACATTGCCTGTTAATTTTGAGAATTTATTAGCTATACTTTCTGCGAAACCATCACTTGCCTCCAATGCTTTTTCAATTTCAGCACCTAAGTTTTTTGCGGCTTCTAAATCTTTTTTAGAGGTTATAGCCATATATTACACCTTTGTTTATTTAATATACTAGAAATTTATTAACTACCAAAATGCTTTTTTCTCAGATTTTCCAATTCTTCTTTTTCTTTTGGACTCATCCCTTTAAGTTTCTTTTCCATAGCCTTACCATTAGCAATAGCTTTGTTAATTAAACTTCCAAGTTCAGGGTCTTTCTTTGATAAATCTTTTAAAACTTTAGAAGACTTTTTCTTAGCGATTACAGTAAATACTTTCTCTATGAACTTATTTACTATATCTTCATTTATATAATTGTACTTCGGCATTTAAATCTCCTGTTGAATACAACGAGTCAATAATAAATATAAAAGTTTGTAAATTTTACTTACGAGAAGAATTTTTAGATTTATTTAGATTTAAACGTAGGTCTACTTATTTGTTTAGAAACCTTTTTCTGTTCCTTTTCAATATAGTCTTTTTCATCTTGGTATTGTTTACCAAGTCGTTCAATATAAAATTTTCTTAGATAAGTAGGTAAGTTATATACCTCATTAAATGTAAATCCACCCTTACTATAGTAGATTAACTGAAATACTTGTTCGTGTATTTTAGGTTTATCTTCAGCTGTCAGGCCAAAAAAACTGGACCGTCATAGGGACGGTCACCTCACTTTCCTCACCACTTTCTTCTGTATACGTAGTTGTCATTTCTATATCTGGTGTTATTGATGTGAGGTATTTTCTAAATTCTAGTGAATCTACTGATAAAAATTCTTTATCAACAAAATTATTTACGTATGTCCTATTATCATTACCATCAATCGACAGTAACATATGCTTTAGTCTCGTAGTAAAATCACTTTGAACACCACCAGTATTTACTTTTCTCAAAGATTTCAGTTGTGTATCAATTTGTTTTTCTTTACCTTGTGTTAGTAACTTAAACGTTATTGTACGTTTTGTATTAGGAAGTTCAAAACTAAATTCATTTACACCTTTTGTAAATTTTGAAAAATCAACTTCTTTATCTTTCAAAGTTGTAAGGTCAACAGTTATAGTTTGAGTTTGTCCAACTTCATCTACAAATTCAATAGGATATTCCTTACCATAAGCTAAAATCCTAGCAGCGACAATTAGACCATTTTTATCACCTAGTAATAGGTCATCAACTTTTATTTTTTTATCAACTAAAAGTGATTCAATTAATTTATCTAGAACCATACCACTTCTTATTAAATTTGGTGAAGTTAAAATATCCTCATCTTTAGCTGTCATGTACTTCATCTCCACTTCACCTTTGGATAGTGGACTATTTTCTGGATAAAAATATCCTTTGGATGGTAGAGTTACCATTTCCGTAGGAAACTTATTCTCGGGCATAATATACTCCTATATTAATTGTAGTTAGAAAAAAAACCTTTTATATAAATATAACTAAATTATTTCAAATAAAAATTTTACTTTGTCGGTGTAAGTTTCTCTTTAATTGGTTTCAGAATCATATCAAATACGATATCGTCATATTTAGTCGGCGTAAGTTTTACAATTTTCTCTGCTGCATATACCGCAACTAAAATATATTCCCAATTTGCTGCTACCCAATCTGTCATTTTTGTTCTCCTCTATATTAGAATTGTAGGATTGCGTAATCATAACGCATTGTTATTTCAAGGTCTGCTGGATCACTTGAAGCATAATCCAAATCATTAAAATTAACATCCTGACACCAGGCCCCTTTTAATACCCACTCTTCAACTATATCACCTACAGGACCAAGTAAATTAAAAGTAACATCTTTCTTATAAAAATCTGTGTAACCGTCTCTACCAGTTACTGACTCATGTGACAACCTAACCCATTCCATAGCTGCTTGTGCTGCACTTGGAACAATAGGGTCATAAAGTGTAACAGCTAATGGTTGCCATTCGCCCTTACCTTTAACATAACGTTTCACATTAATATGGTCTAATACAATTTCTTCAAATGTAATTTGGGGTCTATTAGCTGTCTTAATAAGATATGCTGGAATTCCTTCTATGTACATGATGAACCGATTCTTAGTTTTCGGTTCAAATGGTGTGAACATAATCTCCGAAGGGTCAAGTAGATCTGGCATTTAAGTTCTCCTATTAATAATATTTTTCATTCAATTATAAATATCAATCTTCATAAAAAAATTAGATTTTACAAAAACCCTTTTCTTTGTAGTTTTTTAGAAGTTTTTTATATAAAAAAAAGTCCCCCAACCTGGAGGACTTTTCTTTTTCTTATAATGTAAAACGTTACTATTCTGGAAAGGATGCTCCCGTAGGTAGTATCACAAAGTCCAAAACAATAAACTCTGCTGTTCTTGTTGGTTGTAAGAATATCTGACCAACAAGACGATTTCTGTCTATCACGTCTGGTGTGTTATTGGTATCATCCATAACAACTCTAAACGATGACAAGCCACTATTCTGTTGTACTGACTCCAAGAAAGGATTCACAACGTTTAAGAAACGATTCCTTGTAGCTACCGTGTTCTGTTCAAACACTAAGTACCTTGAAGAACTTGCAATGAATTTCTTCAGTGCAATTAACAATCTACGTACATTCACTCTGTCAAGTGCCGAGGGTTTACCTTGTAAGGTTTTCTGTCCCCAAACACAAACACCTTGACCAGGGAATGATGCTATAGGATTGATTCTATCTTCATAGAGGTCATCTCTTTCAGCGTGTGTCAATCTTGTTTTAGCTTCTAACACCTGAGTAAGTCCACCACGATTCAGACCAGCTGGTGCGAACCATTCGTGAGCTACTTTGTCTGTAAAAGCTATAACACTCGGTAAAACAACTGAGGGTGGAACCCAAACGGGTCTGTTCTGAGCTTCGTCAAGAACCTTCACCCAAGGATAATAAGTTGCAGCGTAGTTAGTATCCAATGTCTTAATAGTATTGATTGTCGTAGCTATTGAATCACCATAGGCTGCACTATCCATAATATAGAAAGCATCTGCTCTATCTTCAATCTTAGATATAGCGTGATTTGTTGTAGTTGAATGTAATCTATGATTAACACCAGGTGTCACCAGTAGATTAATATCAAACTCATCAGGATTACTCACAGCATTGATAGCTCTTTTGTAAGCTATCGAACCACTTGAATTTGAATTCGTGTGGTCAAACCCCTGTTGGTTAGCTGCTGTAATATCCGTTCCTGTCAATTTAGGAACTGCTGGATTTTCACCATCAAATCCCCATTGAAAAGGAAGCTGGAACTTTCTCTGTTGAATAGCTGAACCTGAAAGTGTTACCGTATGAGTAGCACTTGCGTATGTAGAACCTAATGTTGATGCATCAGCGTGTCCATACATATCTTCCAAACTCATAGTTACATTAGCTCCATTATTAGCTGTCGCTACAATAGGTGCTAAATACTGAAGTGTGTCATCATGTGCAAAGTTGATTCCAAAAAATACATTTTGGTCAAAATCACCAACAGCGTTCGTCTGTTCTATTTTAAACGAAGCTGTCGGAACTCCTGTCGTACCAGGTATGGGATTATATACTTTATTATGTCCCATAGGTACAACCGTCTTTGGATATGATTGGTCATCTATACCAGTTAGATAATCTCCAACTCTAATATGTTTACTCAAGTTAGGATACTGTCCTTTATAAGTAAGTTTACCACTACTATCAATTTCAACGAACCTATCCCCAATAACTCTTGCAAAGTAATTTGGATTATTCGGATCAAATGTCAATCCATCCCATTGTTCTAAAACAGTACCATCTTCGGCTCTGTCAGGTGAATTACCAGGATTGTGTGACCTGAGTTGTAATGAGAATGTACCATAATCAGAACCAGCTACTGCACTGGCTGCTTTAACATTCAATATAGCTGCTCTATACCAAAAGTTAACATTACTTCCGTGTGACCTTGTATAAATTCTAAACAAACTGTATCGGGCTCCCGAAATCAGTTGTGATTGTATATAAGGTGTACGGGCTACTGAATAACTTGAATTACCTGTCCAAGTATTTGCTGATCCTTTATCATCAAAGGTTTGTGTACCTGTCTTTAGAGCTATACCATTATTGGTTGCTGTAATAGAAGCTGAACCATATGCACCACCAGCACTATACAGACCACTTGATTGTGCTCTCTTATAGTTCTTGTACAGATAAACAGGACACGTTGTTGTTCCTGATTTCTGTGCAAGTGGGTCACTTGGTATAACTTCATCAATGTATTTCGCACTTGAAGTATTAAAAGAACATGCTGCTGTAAATGTAGTTATATCACTACCACTTACAGTTAATGTAAAAGCATTCCAGTCTCCCGAGATCGTAGTTGTATCTAAATTACCTGTACCACTTGAACCTCTTGATGGAGCTAACACAGCAAGTGAACCTGTTTTTACTGTATTACCCCCCATTGAATGTCCTGCTACTACGTTTGTTGTAACTTTAAGTTCAACTGAATCAGCAGCATAACCACCGAGTCCTAATACTCTAATAACTGTAACAGTTCCAGCACTTCTTAAATACTGCTGGACTGTATATGGTGTATAAAATCTACTGTCTACACCGCCGAACACTTCTTCAAACTCTTGGAAATTGCGTACAATTGATGGAGTAAAAGCAGGACCTTTTACAGTCGGTCCGATTATAGCTGCTCCGATTTCGGCAATACCTTGAGGAAGAAATGATAAATCCCTCTCACGTGTAAATACGCCAGGACTTACTATTCTTTCCGCCATTTATTTTCTCCTAATTAATATATAAATAAAACATTCTAAATATCATCTATAAATAGATGATAAATTTCCCAAAATAGATTTTAGGGAGTATGTTTTTTATATTTATTCGGGTTTTGGTGTAAAAACACCAGTTTCGGGATTCAAAGTACCAGCGCCATACGTTTCATTCAACTCACCAACCAATTTCTGCTCTTCTTTCTGGATATTTGAAAATTCTTCTTCCAAATTCTTTTCTAGACTGTCAAGAGCATCCATCTGTTGCTGTGCTGTTATCTTCTGTAACTTTGTCTGACCGAAACGGTCCTGTATACTTTGATATTTAGATTGAAGGTCAGCTAACTTAGTCATTTCTTCTTCTGTAAAATGAACCTCATTAGATTTCTCTTCTACTTTCTGTACCAA